CACCCCAACATGCTCGCCAACTGTGCAGCCTGGATCGCTGAAGAGGCTGCTGCCTTCGGCATCCCCATTGTCAGGCTGAACGCGCAGCAGGCTCAAGGTGGCGCTTCCGGCGTGTGCCAGCACGTCGATCTAGGTAGTTGGGGTGGAGGGCACTGGGACTGTGGCACCAGCTTCCCCATGGATCAGGTGCTCGCGCAAGCTACTGGTGGCAAGCCAACCCCGCCACCGACACCTACGCCCACACCACCGGCAGGGCAGGCGCCACCATTCCCCCTCCCGGCTGGCTACTACTACGGCCCAGCTTCAGGGCCAGCCCAGTCAGTATCCGGTCAATACCCGCCCTACGGTGGACCGAACGGGGCTGCTGGCTTGAAGCAGTGGCAAGGTCAGATGGCAGCTAGGGGCTGGACGATCAGTGCCGATGGTTTCTATGGAAATCAGACCGCTGGGGTGGCGAGGCAGTTTCAGCAGGAGAAGGGCTTGTCAGTTGACGGGCTGATCGGTCCCCAAACTTGGTCAACAGCCTGGACAGCCCCTGTGACGTAGCTTGGCTAATGACGGCGCCCTCATCGCAGCCACCTGTACGGGAGTCGCCGCCATCATCACTGCCTGGGCTGCCATAATCCGAGCCAAGAAAACTGCCACCAAGGATTGCAGGGAGGAACTGGCCGTCGCCAGACAGGAGGCTGAGGAAGCTCAGGCCAAGCTCCACCACATTCGCATGACGCACCCAGAAGTGATCGAGGATGACACGGAGAAGGGAGAAATCTCCGCGAATGCCTTGCTGATCCTGTCCATGATCTTCGTGGTTGCTTCAATAGCGTTCGCTCTGCTCTGGGGACACAGCAATCCAGCAACTGGACAGACGGGCGGCATCGGTCCACCCGGTCATACTGGGCCACCCGGTCCCACAGGACCGAAGGGAGACAAGGGTGACAAGGGAACCACCGGACCTGCCGGAAAGAATGGAAGCAGCGGATCAGGCAGCGGAGCTTCGGGCGCGACGGGAGGCGTGGGAGCAGCAGGAGCGACCGGGGGAACCGGCGCCACGGGAGCCACTGGCTCGACGGGCCAGGCGGGAGCGACGGGAAGCACAGGAGCGAATGGCGCTACAGGCAGCCAGGGAGCGAAGGGTGAACCGGGTGCAACTGGCAAGACTGGAGCCACCGGACCTGTTGGCCCTACTGGGCCTACCGGTAGCACCGGCGCGACTGGATCCACCGGGTCTAGTGGTGCTCAGGGTGTACCAGGGCCGATAGGTCCAAGAGGACCAGCGGGACCACCGGGGCCTGCGAGTCCATTCTCCTGCCCCAGTGGTTCACGACTACAGCAGATCACACTCAACGGCAAAGGCGGGCAGAACACACTGTGGGCGTGCGTGATCGGGTAACTCCTCATTCCATCCGCGACTGGGCGCTATTCGCCCTGGGATGCGTGCTGATACTCGACGCTGTTTTTGGCAGGGGCACACTGGACCGGGTCATCGAGATCACCGTGGGCCTACTGCTGATCGGCGTTATACCGGTCGGTGATGTGCTGGACCGGATCTTCAAGCGCAGCCCGCCGAAGGAAGGCAGTTAACTATTCGGTGTCAGCCACTAGCCGTGAAGTGAACACATCGTCCAGATAACCGGTGGTGCCCACCATGAGAGGATCTTGGCCCTCCAGGGCCGTGATGTGATCGAGCAGCGTGGGCGGCGCGCTTGACGCGGGAACAGTCTGAGGGTCGGTCAACTCAGGGTCTTCGTATACGAACCGCTGGCGATGCTAAACGTGTCACCTTGATTGACCGTCTTGGAGGCCGAGAGGTTACCGAACCAACGCCTGACCGGGGTGCCAGCAGAGTCGTACTCATCCACACCAGTCACCGTGCAGGCTGGCATGGTGGTGTAGGTCAGGGCGATATTGCTACTGATCGATCCTCCTGAGGGGGCGGCAAAGGTGATGGTCTGGCGAGCGTAGGTACTCCCACCCGAGTTGACTACCTCCGTGCCAGCCGCGGTGGCTGTACCCGTAGTCGTCACCAACGCCACCTTGATCGGTGCAGTGGGGGCCACATAAGCAGCCTGACCAGAACTGGCAGCGAGTATGGCGTTCGCCTCAACCGTTACTAGGTTCGCCACCTACGCCCTCCTCAGTAAAAGTCGGCGTCTCTATGTGGAAGTGCTCAAACAACGCCTGTTGATGATCCTCAGGACGGTTCTGGAGGAAGTCCCTCATGTGTGAGACATCGGCACCGTCAGCGGTAGCTCGCTCCACGTCAGCCGAGCAGATAGGGCAGCCATCCTCAGCACAGCACTGAACGTGCTTGCTGACTGATAGGTCCATCCCCATTCCGCTCACCGGATGGTTCAGAGCTACGTACTGGACGTGGTGTGGCTCAGTGTCGGTGGTGCCGCACTTGGCGCACTCCCGCTCAACAAGCTCTGGCTCAGTGGTAGACGACACCGCGGCTCTCCAACCAGTTGTAGAGATCACGGGGCACTCGGTAGCGGCGCCCGCGCAGGAAGGTCAGGGTGTTGCCCGCGCCGTAGGTCATCTCCTCGATGTCGGTGTTGACCCGGATGTCGCGCCACTCATCCTCTACGACCACCGGCTCCGGCCCCAGGTCTTGCACCTCCAGTGTGTTGGCTGCCTGGGGCCGGGTCTGCTGCTGAATCTGCGTCTCTTGGAGATCCTTCATGGGGTCGTAACCGGGCACCTTGATCTTCGGATCGAGGATGGGATCCGCTTCCACCGTGACCGGCTCCTGGAGCCTCTCGATCCTCTCCTGGGCCTCTGTGGGCACTTCGATAACGGTGCCGGAAGCCGGGTCGAAGATGCCCTCCTCCTCGATCACCATGTCCACCTGATTAACCAGGCCGATCTCCTGCTGGCGTTGCGCCAGTTCCTGCGCCTTCTCCTCAGCCAGTCGCTGGCGCTCCTGACCGGTGAAGTCTCCTCGTTGTGCTGTTCCTCTGGGCATTCTCAGACGCTAGATCAGTTCGTCCACGCCTGGACTACCGACTGGTCGGTGATCAGGCCGAAGCCCCAGATGGCATACCAGCAGAGGGCGTGCTCACGTCCGAAGTCGAGCACGCCACCGTCACGAAGTTCGACCGGCAGGGCAATGGCATGCCCGAAGGCATTGTCACCCAGGTAGAGAGCACCGTGCGTGACGCCAGCGTTGCCCTGACCGGTGCCACCAGCAGGCCCCGCCCCCGGCGCGTACTGGCGGATCTGGGTGGTCTCGATGTAGACCACGTCGTTGAGGCGCCCGATCTCACCGATCATGAAGTTCCCCGCTGCGGCGTACTTGGTCATCTCGATGAACTCAGGGTTGTCACGCAGGCGGCGGGACTGGTGCGGATCGATGAAGGAGACGTAGGTCTCCCCGATGCGGGGGACGTTCTTGGTCGCCAGGGTCTCGACGGCATCCTTACTGACGTTCACCGACATGTACTGGGTGCCAGCCAGGGCGGCGTAGTTGGCAGCCACGGTGCCCTGGTCATACGGGCTGATCGGGGTGATGGCGCCGGTTGGCAGGGCGTAGCCGAAGATGGTGGAGGACGACTGGTACAGGGTGTCGCGAGCGGACCCGTCCAGGTACTTCGCCATGTTCCGGCCCAGCAGACGGCTGGACGACGCCATCACGTCATCGAAGGACGCATTGAGCAGTAGCTCACTGACGGCGACGGCATACCCCTGCTCTGCCACCGTGATGGCGTACTGAGAGGCCGTCAGTGCAGCGGTCTGCATGCGGACACCTTCAACTAGCTGCGAAGCGTCGCCCAGGTTGTTGTACCGCATGAAGTTGATCTGGAGACCGGGCTGCACGCCTAGCTCTGTCTTCTTCACGGCGAACTGTTCAAACCTGAGCACAGGCATGCTCTGGAAGAGGATCTCCTTCGACCAGATGACCTGGATCGCGGGTGAAAGCTGCGAGTTAGTACCCGGATAACCGGTGGGTGACGCACTCAGCAGCGGGGTGCCAGTGATGCTGGAAGGCACGTTGCCTTACCTCCTATGTTTTTCGGGTACTACCTATTGCGCTCTGCGACTTAGTGATGCTGCTCGCAGCAAGTTGTCTCGTTCAGCAGCATATTCTTCCGGGGTCATCTGCTTGAGTTCATCCGCCGTATACGTCCTCGACGTTTGACTCGATTCCATGGGACCAACTGGGGGCGCAGTTACTCCCACGGTGGGGCGCCCGGCGTTCAGGTTCCTAAATGCGTTGACGGCATTCTGCTGGATAAGAGCAGATTTTTGAATAAGAAGCTGGATACTGGAGTCGATCTCCTGCTCAGTATTTCCACCAACCAAATCACGAAGTTCCGGTGATATTTCCTCACTGTGCTCAGCCATGCGCTGGGCCAGGTAGGTCTGAAGAGAGGCGTGATGGCGCTCTTGCTCCAGCAGGGCAAAGGCTTTTTCCCTCTCAGCCCGCTCGTCAGCAAGACGCTGCTCCCACTCCTGATCCTTCTTCTGGATCAGGTCACGAAGCTCCATCTCCTCTTCTTCTTTTTTCTTCTGGGCGCGTGCGGTGTCCCGGTCAGCCTTGGCCTGGGCAGCCTGGCGCTCCTCTGCTTCCTTGCGATACTGGGCCAGTTCATTTTCCAACTGGTCCGCACGGGTCTGTTCTGCTAGTACCCGAGCACGCTCCTCCTGGCGAATGCGCTCGACATCGTCCTGGGTGAACGCCTGTGGCTCGCTACCAGTGCGCTGGGTGCGCGGTGGTTGGGCCGGTGGCTGCTGAGGCGGCTCAGTGACAGGAACGGTGATGCTGTTGGGGTCAGGCGGCTGCTGCTCGCCTTCAGGCGGGGCAGTGCCCGGTTCGGTGACGGCCATGGACTGGTGCTATCTCCTTCTTCTCTTCTGCTGCTGGCGGTAGCGGGTCAGGGCCTTGCGCGTCTGGGACGCCGCCGCCTTCCGGTTGATGTTCCTGCGCTCCCGTGCCTCTCCAGCCGCTGAGGCAGTCTCTGCTGCCGCCTTGCCCCTTCGGGCAAGATCCTGCGGGTAGCCCTTGTAGAGGAGACCCATGGCCCCGTAGGTCTGGGTCTCGGCGGTGGCGCCCTTGGTCCGGGGATCGGGGCGAAAGCGTTGCAGCATGTACCGGTCAGCCTCACCCTCAGCCTTGCCGCGCCCGGTGGGCGTGGACAGGAACCGCCTGCTGCGCTCCTGTTGGCCCGCCATGCGACGCCGGGTGAAGTCAACGTGGTGCCCGATCTCATGGATCAGGGCTGAGCCGTACATGTTCTCGGCCTCCGGGCGCGAGATGCCCCGGTTCTTGCGTAGCTGCTCCTTGGACGTGATCAGCCCGCGCCTGCTGCTCAGGTCACCGCGCATCGGTTCGATGTCGATGGCCCTGCTGGCCGGGGTGTAGCTGCCCAGCCGGTCCTCCAGGCCGAACCCGGTGCCCCGCAGCCCCGAGCGCAGGCTGATCCGACCCAGGTTCTCCAGGTGCTTCATCGGGACATCGGATCGAGCGATGGCCTCCTGGGCCAGGCGAGCGCCATGGGGCACGTTGTAGGGGCTGTCCAGGCTGGAGCCAGTGAGGCTGAAGCTGCTGCCACCGGGAGCGTTGATGAGCCAGCCCGTCTTCTCGCGCACCTCACTCATGCGCTCCGGGGTGTAGCCCCTGGGGTAGCGGGCCAGGGTGGACGGCTTGGGTTCCTGGAACAGCTTCCCCTGAGTGGGCTGGGCGCGCTTCTCCGGACTGCCGCGATGGGGGAAGTAGGGCTTGGGCGTGAAGAACTGGACTTGGTTCACCACGTCCTCGCTCGTCATGCGCCCTCATCCTCCTCAGGCGTGCGTCGCTGCGGGATCGTGGTGCCATGAGCGAGGGTTACGATCCGCTGGAACATCTTCTGCACGTCTGCGTTGTCCTTGAGATCGAGACCGGGGGCGGTGGCGATCTTCGCGGTTGGAGCCGTGTTTACCTGCGGGCCTCCCGCCGACTTCACGCCACCCCCGCTGGACGAGCCGCCGTTGGACTTGCCGTTGCCTCCACCATTCTGTGGGGGTGGTGGGATTGGCTGGGGGCCTTCTGGGCTGACCATGCCGGTCATGTTGGCGATGAGGGAAGCGACCTGAGCCTTGAGGAACTCCAGGGCAGCTTGCTGCTCCGCGTCGTCCAGCAACTCCTTGAAGAGTTCCTGGAGCTTCTCGTCGGGGAACTCTTCGCCTAGTTCCTGAAGGGCGCCCCGCTTCGATTCCAGGCCAAGCTGCATCTTGACCATGAGTTCGTTGAGCAGCACCAGCTTGTCCACCGGGAGGGGCGGCTGGAAATGGACGGTGTTCTGGTAGGTAACCGGATCCATCGGATCCAGCATCGGTAGCTGGTCATCCCGGAGGGGCGGATCCCACTCCGGGTTATAGACCAGCGTCTCAGGCTCCTTCATGAACAGCGTCTTCAGTGCCAGCCGGTTGACCTCAGCGAAGCCTTCTCCGTACTGGGTGGCCTTCAGGTGGAATCGATTCATGAGCGGCTGGTACTGAATCGCCAGGGCCACTCCGGAGGTGTTGGAGATGGCCTGCTCCTCGCCCAGCGCGGTCACCGGGACGCCGGTCATCTCATGCATGGCCCGCTTGATTACGTCCAGCAGCTTGATGGCCTCCTCGATGCCACGGGGATCGAAGAGCAGGTTCTCCACCTTGGCTTCCTTGTTAGGGATGCTCCAGGTCTGATGTGTCCCCTTCTCCAGGTTGGAGGCGCGAGCGCCGATCACCACCGTCACCGGAGCAGCGTGGTAGTTCACGATGTCGGTGATATCGGTAGCTACTTCGTTGTAGGTGCGGTTCAGGACGGTCACGTCCTGGATGTCAGGCATGCCCCACGGCGACGAGGCGATGGGCAGATTGCTGATGTGGACGATGGGGATCTCACCCAGAGGGTTCTCCCTGGCGTCGATCAGTTCGTCGTTGACGTACTCCTCGATCTGGTTCTCGGTGAGCAGTTCGGTGTAGGTGAAGACCTGCCGGGTGCCCTCCATCGTGGTGCCCCAGAAGCGGTACTTGAGCTTGAACCTGATGAGCCGCTTGCGGTCATGGGGATGCCACTCCGGGAAGCAGAACGCTGCGTTAAGAGGGAGGATTCGCACTCTTCCCGGATGTGGCATCCCGGAGGGATCAACCCACGGCTCCTCATAGGCCACCTTGATGAAGCAGTCGCCGGTCACTGATCCCATGGACCCGCACTCCCACAGCAGGGACTCCTTCTTGTTGTCGGTCTCCCAGATGCGCTGCAACCGGGTGGGCACGATGGCCCCCGTGGCGTCAGGAGAGCGGAAGCCGACGCCCTTGCCGAACACAAAGTTGGTGGTGAAGTCCGAAAGGGCGCGGGTGTAGTTGAACGTGAGTTGTGGCTCACCTAAGTCCGGACGCTGTGCCCAGTGGTAGCCCAGATAGAAGGCCCAGTCCATGGCGTAGCGGTTAAGCCTGGGGCCGTGGACCTCAAACTCCTCGTCCGCTAGCTCCACCAGCCCGAGCGGGCTGATCTGGATCGTCAGGTCCGATGATGCCGCTCGATAACTGGGGGACTGGAACTGGATGGACATTTATGAGTACGTGACTGGCACCATGGTGCCGGGTTGCGCCCCCACGCCATGCAGAGCAGGGCTGAACTTTTGAGTCGAACCACTACGCAAGGCTCCCCTGGTCATAGGGAAGGTCTGACCACCATGTTTGAGCGCAGCGAACTTTCCCTGAGCCACGGGCATAGTGAAATACGGGGCATGCCGCCGCCCCTCACCGCGCCGGTCATTGAAGAGGTCCGGGCGAGGATTGCCAGCATGGCCGTTACCGTCCCTCACTTCCGACCCCGCTGCTGTTGGAACTGCCACTGGGTGATAGGGAGCTTCCGGCGTAACTGCGACCGCATCTGAGAATGGGCCGTCTGGCGGTCCAGTTGCTTGGCGCCGGAGAGGGCCGCGGTGGCGGCGTGGCGGGGTGAGAGCCTGGTGGCCGGGTGGGATGTTGCCAGGATGGTGGGCGGGGGAGGCACTACTCGTCGCCTGCTCGATGCGTCGGCTGGCCGCGGTAGATCTGCTCCACCAGGCCACCAAGCTGACTGGGGCTAGGGCGGGGATGCTCTCTCCTGGGCGATGACGACAGAGGGTTCTGGTGAGGATCCCGCCGCTCGTTCCACAGAGTGTCCACGTCCATGTACTCGATGTTCACGCCGTGGGTCTTGTAGTCACGCTTCTCAGCCATGGTTCCTCCTAAAAAATCCCGCCTGGGATGGTGACGAAACTTGAGAGATTTTTTCTAGTACCCTGGAGGCCATGGCTATCACCCTGACCGACGAGCAGTTCACCCTGTTGTGGACCTACCTGGACCGGGAGCACCGGCTGGTCGATGATCCGCGCTACGTGGGCGAGACCCTCAAGCTGGGGGAGAAGCTCTGGGAGATCGTGCGCGAGGTGGCCGTGGCTCAAGACTTCACCCTCCCTGATGAAAGTACGGCTGGCCCCGACGCGCTACGCCCTTCTGCCTGGGATGTCCCCGCGCAGTTGGTGGCAAAGTCTCGATCTTCTTCCCGCCGAGCCAAGTGATCGCCTGCATCTGGTGAGGTAGCTCGATGTCCCGCATGTGACCGGCAGCTTCGTAGCCATGGGTGAACTTCTCATAGCGGGTGGCAACGCCGGTTGCGGCGTGGGCTGACTGGACACCACGCCCGGAGTACAGGGCGGGGTACATGCGGTTGATGGCGATGTCATGCGCCCGGAAGTCGATGGTGGCGGGGTGAGGCTTGTCAGGTTCCGCCAGGCTGTGGGTGAAGTAGTACTCCTTGGGTGAGGTCTTGGGGTTGATGATCTCCAGAGGATGCCTGCCCTCCCGGATCTGACCGGCGCGGTGGAGGTTCGCCAGCGTCACTGACTCCAGGGGGCCACCCCGGAGGAAGTCCTGGATGTCCGATGTCTTCTTCTTGTGGCCCTGGGCGTGGGCGCGCATGATCATGTCCCAGTGCTTCTTCGGCATCTTGAGGGCGTGGGACAGAGCGTGGACGTTCTCGCCTTCCCAATCTGACCCGGCACTGACCGCGGCGGCGATCCCGGCCCCATGCCACTCGGTCAGGCCCTTGCCTGCGGCCCCCCGGAGAGAGCGCCGGATGCCCTCATGTTCCTTCTCATGCCAGACCTTGCCCTCCTTGTACGCCTGGGGGAAGTGCTGGCTGGTGAGGTCATGGGCGATGACGAGGTTACGGGTGACGGCGCGGAACTGAGCGGGCTGGTGCAGATCCCACTTGGGGAAAAGCTCTGACCAGCCCGTCTGGCTGGGCTTCCCTGACGGCGTCCTACCCTGCTGCATCCCCGCAGGGGGAGGCACCAGCAGTTCGGCGTGAGTCGGCAGGCGCGCAGGCACGATCAGTCAGTGACAACCTCAGGGGAGCGCCGCTTCTGGATGGCGCCGTTGCGGATGACCTCCTCGTAGCGCACCTCAGCCTGATCGGTGAAGCTGCCGTGGGCGAACTCCCCGAGCATGGTGGGGGCGTCGATCCAGGCCGCGCTACCGACATGGGCGCGCTCACGCAGGGTCTCCTCCGGGTACTTGAACTGCGTGCTGGGATCCACCCGGTTGATACGACCGGGCGCCGACACCATGAACTCGATCATCCCCCTGGTGAAGTCACTGGGGACATCCGTGTCGGTGCCCAGACCCTCCTCAAAGCGCAGAGGGCCGCGGCCACCGGGGGCATTCGACCCCTGGGTCACGTCATAGGCGTACCGCCCCCGCTCTGGGAACGTCGGTTCAGGACCAAGAGACATAGAGATTCCTCCCGTTGCAGGGCTGTATATGAGGCTAGGTCGGATGCCATGGCCCCCCTGTGACACCCCGTAGTACCCTGGTGGCGTGTCGATCTCGGATCAATGGGCGCACAACACCTCAATGCAGCGCGCTGTGGGGACTGATGTGGCGGCTATGCCGAGCGACGCCGCTGACGTGGCCGAACCGAGCGCGCCCTCCGGGCAGATGAAGCCCATGGCGTCGCCTGCATCTCCACCTCAGGGACCATCATCACCTGGCTCATGATGGTGGCGCAGGACAGTGAGTCCACGTAGTCATCGTGGACGCCAGCCTCGTTGGGAGCGGCGATGACCAGATGGGCGCCCTTGTATGACTTCTCCACGTCCACCATCTGCTGTCGAAAGCGCCGCCAGGTCTTGGTCTTCTTGGCTCTTGGGTGGGCAGGCCATGATAAAAGTCCCCGCTGGAGAAGCTGCTGAAGGTGCTTCCACCGGGCCGACTGGTCCTGGATCTGAGAGGACAGTGGTTCCACTTGAATCTTGGGCAGAAGCCTTTTCAGGCGGTCTGCCGCCACATCTCCTACTCCCTGGGCATCCACGCCACAGGCCACGATGGAGTAGTTGCTGAAAAAATCAACGATCCGGAAGTACTGCTCCTCCCACTCCTCACCATGCATCTCCAGCCAGTTCAGGATGCGGTGGTCGTAGAGACCCAGTTCATCGGGGCGGTCCCAGTCAACCCACACCACCGTTGCAACTGTAGAGTCCATCTTGCGAGCGAAATCGATACCAGCCACCAGAGGGGATCGCCAGTAGCCGGTGACGATGGGCATGGTGGGGTCACCGAGTTCGTCCATACGGCTCTCGGTGATGAGCATGCCGCGCTCCAGGAGCCACTCCAGCCGGTAGTTGAGGCGGAACTCATCGCTGTCCTCCCCGGTACGCATGGCCTCACCCCGGACGTAGGCCGCGTAGTTCTTGTTAAATCGGGCGCAGTAATGCCAGTCAAACCGGAAGTGATTTTTCTTGCCGCCCCGGCGTAGCTCCTGGCGCCGGTTGTGCTGGATGGTCTTGTAGAAGACACCCTTGACGATGTCGGGGGTGCCGGTCATGACCATGGTGGCGAGGTAGAAGGCGCCCATGGGGGCGATGCTCTTGTTCAGGACGTACTCGTCCACTGACTGGGACTCGTCCACGAAGATGACGTGGTAGCTCTTGGACTCGATCTTGGCCCTGGGGTTGGCCGTCTGCATGGCGCAGAAGCTCTGGCACTTCTTCAGCCTTACCTTGCGCGATCCGGGGCGCACTTGATCGTCAATCTCCGGATCCTCCAGCATCTCCAGTGCCCGCTCGCTGGTCAAACGGTCCACCACGCGCCCAAATAGCGTCTCAACTTGCTGCTCGACTGGAGCAAAACAACCCACCATAAGGCCCTTGGAAAACTTCTGTAAGGGCGCGAACTCCGGGAAGAGTTGGGCTAACCGTGGTAACAGAACCATGAGGCTGGCGGCGACGTTCGCCACCACTTCGGTCTTGCCCGATTGACGGGACAGTTCCCCTGTGATAGTGGCGCCGTCGCCGGAGACCACCGACTCGATGATCCGGCGCCCCAGGGCTTCCTGGTAGGGGAACATCGCCATCCCGCTGAAGGCCAGGGTGAACTCCCACACCTTATCCACAAGGCGGTCCACAAACTGCTGTGAACTGGGGTCTAGCGGCTCCTGGGCGTACTGTGACAGGTCATCGGACAGGCCCTCGTCGTCCTCTACGACCTGCTCTTCGCCCAGGTCAGGGTCATCGACGTAGGTCATGGCTGTGGATAAAATCTGCTTGCGGTTCGCATGGTGAAGGGTCTAGGATTTTCCTCTGGCGGGCGTCACTCGTCCTGATCGCATATCGCCTCTGTGCGG